GAAAAATCCATTTCGCTTCGTTTCAGAGGGGGTCCGGTGCAAGGATTTCAATGGCTTAGGTCTCGAATTGCCGAAATGCCCCCCGCTGGGTTCGCAAATTGAAACCGCGATCTTGTTCGGTTCAGAGGGGGTCTGACCGAGTGATTTCAATGACTTAGGCGTCGGTTTGGCGAAAGCCGGCGCTGCAAAACAGCCTGTTTTTGGCATCGAATACCCGCCTGATCAGTCGTAGGTTTGGCGTAGCACCACCCCAGATTGATTAACCCAACTCCGGCCCCGTTTCGGTTCGCCGGCCCAGTTTTGGCACCCAAAGAACAGGTCTCAGATGACAGCTGATGCAGAACACACCGCCCGGGCCTGGCCCGCGGCGCAGGTCGAGATGTGGCAGGTCGCCGATCTTGTGCCCTATGCCCGCAACGCGCGGCAGCACCCGGCGAACCAAATCGACCAGATCGCAGCGTCCATGCAGCGGTTCGGGTTCACCATCCCGATGCTGGTGGCGGAGGATGGCACGATCATCGCGGGTCACGGGCGGCTGATGGCGGCGGCACAGCTCGGCCTGGCCGAAGTGCCGGTGATGGTGGCCCGTGGCTGGACGGAGGAAGACCGACGGCTCTACACGCTGGCGGACAACCGGTTGGCCGAGATCGCCGAGTGGGACCCGGAGATGCTGCGCCTGGAGATCGAGGACCTGCGGTCGGAGTTCGGTATCGAGGATTTCGGGATGATCGGCTTCAGCGCGGACGACCTAGCGGGGATGCTGCCAGACGCCTTGGTGGAGACCACAGGCGGCTTGACCGATCCAGACGATGTGCCGGACGTGCCCGAAACTCCTGTGACGCGACCGGGCGATGTGTGGATCCTCGGCATGCACCGGTTGCTTTGCGGCGACAGCACCGTGGCGACGGATGTCGAAAAGGTGCTGCGAGGCGTCAAACCTCTGCTCATGTGCACCGATCCACCCTATGGGGTGGCGTATGATCCCTGTTGGCGGAACCAGACGGGTGCGGCCAAGACCAAGCGGACGGGCAAGGTGCTGAATGACGACCGGGCCGATTGGCGCGAGGCCTGGGCGCTCTTTCCCGGGGATGTGGCCTATGTCTGGCACGGCGCCTTGCACGCCGCAACCGTGGCCGAGAGCCTTGAGGCCTGCGGGTTTGCAATCCGCTCCCAGATCATCTGGGCCAAGGAGCGGCTTGTTCTGAGCCGCGGCGATTATCACTGGCAGCATGAACCGTGCTGGTACGCGGTCCGCACCTCCGGCAAGGGTCATTGGGCGGGGGATCGCAAGCAGACCACCCTGTGGCACATCTCCAGCAAGGACCAGGATGCCAGCACCATCCACGGCACGCAGAAACCGGTGGCCTGCATGCGCCAGCCGATCGAGAACAACTCAAGTCCGGGTCAAGCCGTCTACGAGCCGTTCATGGGATCAGGCACGACGCTGATTGCCGCGGAAATAACCGGGCGGGTGTGTTACGGCATCGAGTTGAACCCGGCCTATGTCGATGTTGCTGTCACACGCTGGCAGGACTTCACCGGAGAGGTCGCCGTGTTGGAAAGCACCGGACAGGCGTTTGGCACGCGCTCTGGCGTGGAGGCCACCAATGATGAAAAGACCGACAGCGAAGCCGACGACGACCCCGGGTAAGATCATGACAAGAATGCCGGCGAGAAAGCCATCTTCTGACCCCGATTATCGTGGATAACAGCAGCGAAACGATCAATTCTGTGTGCCGAAACAGCCTTTGACGGCATCCCCTCCTCCGCGTCGGCCCGGCACCTCCGGGCTTGCGGCAGTAGCAGCGGCGCGATCTGCGCGGCGCGACGCAACAGCGAGGAGGTAAGCATGCTTGGTATCACTGATACAAATCTCAGCCTGCACATCATTGAATTCCCGTCCGGTCGCTTTGGCTATGTCGGGTCCGTTCCCACAGACATCTGCGAACAGGTCCCCGCAGACCGCGCTGCCATCCTGGGGCAGAGGGCATTCAGCGACCCTGAAACCAACGACCCCATGATGTGGAAAGCCCCCAGCTTCGAGACAGTGGAGGCGGCCATCGCCCATGCGAAAGACCGCGGACACAGCCCGATTTGGAAAAACGAAGCGCGGTAAGACACGCCCATGACGCATGCAAATCGCATTCAAACAGTTGGAAAGACGGACATGACCATGACCCCCAAGCATCCGCACATCACCGTTCCGCTCACCGGTGAGGATGGCAACGCCTTTGCCATCCTTGGGCGCTGCCGCAAAGCGGCCCGCGAGGCCGGACTCCGTGAAAGCGAGATCACCGCCTTTGTCACCGAGGCCACATCCGGCGATTATGACCAGCTGCTGCAAACCGCCATGCGCTGGTTCGATGTGCTCTGATCGAACAATCGCCCGCGCAAAACAGCAATCTTATGAGGCTAAATTCTCTACACTATCGGGTTTTACAGAGCGAACATGATGGTCCTTCGCCGGAAACGGCTCCCAAACCCGGAGGTCCTGACATGACTCTGATACCTGAAGCCCTCGCCCCGATTGCCGCGCAGATGCGCATGCCGCCTGAGGCTTTGACCGCCCTGCCCACCGCTGTCGAGGTCTTCGCCAGGAAAGCGGACATGCCGATCACGGAGATGCTCGCCGAACTCACGGTGAACACCCCTCTGCGGGACTACCTCGCAGAGATTTGCATCGAAACCCACACGGGCGCCTGACCCGCGGCGCGCCAACAGTCCGGAACCTCCGGGCTCGCGGCGGTAGAAGGTCCGCGATGGACGCGGCGCACGAACAGGAGACACCGACATGCAAGTCACCATCCGCTTTGCAAACCCGCGCACCGCACACGACAGCGTGGAGCGTGTCCTTGGCAGTATCCTTCTGGAGACCGAAGCCAAGACCGCAAACCGCTTGATCGGCGGCTTTTACTTCGACACCGAACGCGACCCGCAGGACATCTTTGACGACTTCACAGCTGACGGGTTCGAGAAAGAGGACTTCGCCAGCATCGAGTTCTCATGGTCCTGATCACGCAGCGTGCCCCCTGCCCGGCTGGTCCGGGCTTGTGGCGGTAGACGCGCCGCGATGGACGCGGCCGCAAGCAGGCCCGCATCGCGCGCGCCATGATTACAGGGAGACGCCCAAATGACCAACCGCACCATTCTGCCCAGCCAGAACACCGCCTACGGCTTTTACGGCACCGTCACGACCTGCCCGCTTCGCGACTGCACCAGCGCCGTCTTCTGGACATTGGCAAGCACCCTGATCGCCGAGGCGATCAACGCCCAAGGCGAGGCCGAGATGATCGGCATCCGCGACTTCCTGGACAGCAAGATGGGACGTCACTTCGCCGATGAGGTCATCGACGCCCTGCGCACCGCCCAAACCGATACCAAGGCCGCCCTCGAGGCCACGATCGACAAATGGCAGCGCCGGGGCATCTCCGCCCAGACCGAGGCCAGCCACGGCATCCCCGAAGGCCTGCCCCATCTCGATGGCTGGGTCACCCATTACGCCATTCTGGCAGAAACAGACATCTGACACTCACATTTTACTCAGCACGGACGGCAGCCGCCCAACTGGGGCTGCCGCTTTGTTTTGTACGCGCTACCTTCTGGAGGGAATGTCCCATGTCCACTCCCCGCCCCCGCGGCCAGACCATCACCGTCTCCCAAGCGGCGGCCTTGCTGGGGCGCTCCGACCGCTGGGTGCAGGGCTTGGTCAAGGCCGGATATATCGAGCGCGCCAATCGCGGCGAATACACGTTGGTGGCCGTCATCCGCGGTGCCTTGGCCTATTACGAAGACCAGATCACCAAGAACAACAAGGCCGCGGCCGCCACACGCGCCTCAGAGGCGCGCACCCGCGAGATCGAGTTGCGCATTCAGGAACGCAGTCGCGAGTTGATCGCCATGGAGGATGCCCGGGCGGTCATTGGCGAAATGGCCGCCCTTGTCCGCGCCGAACTTGCAGGATTGGCAGCGCGCTACACGCGCGACATGGAGGCGCGACAGGTGCTTGAAGAGGTGATTGATGGTTCCCTCCAGCGCATTGCCGGCGGCGCGGACAAAGCGGGCGCAGCTCTGGGCGCTGGTCGCGGCGATCTGGAGGCCGAGCGAGAAGCGTGACCCTGCGGCCTGGGCGGCAGCCCACCGGGTGTATCCCGAGACGGCGGGCATTCCCGGACCGCGGGACCCGGGACTGACGCCCTACATGATCCCATGGTCCTCGGCGGTGCATCGCGGCGGCTACCGCCGGGTGGTGGCGGTGACCTCGGCGCAGTCGGGCAAGACCGACAGCATGCTGGACATCATCGGGGCGCGGCTCGATCAGAAGCCAGCACCGATCTTGTATGTCGGGCCGACGAAAGAGTTTCTGACCGATCAATTCGAGCCACGGCTGATGAGCCTGCTGGACGAGGCGGAGACGCTGGCAGGCAAAGTGGTGCGCGGCCGGCGGATGAAGAAGACGCTGAAGCATGTGGCCGGCGTGCGGCTGCGCCTTGCGCATGCCGGATCGTCCACGGCGCTGAAGTCCGACCCGGCGGCACTGGCGCTGATCGATGAATACGACGAGATGATGGCCAATGTGAAAGGCCAAGGGGATGTGCTGGGTCTGGTGGAGGCGCGGGGCGAGACCTACGCCGATTTTGTCACCGCGATCACCAGCACACCGGCGCGAGGCCTTGTGGAGATCGAGCCGGATGACGCCAGCGGTCTGGAGTTCTGGGCGCGGTCCAGCCCGGAGGATTTGGAAAGCCCGATCTGGAAGCTCTGGCAGGAGGGCACGCGGCACCATTGGGCCTGGCCCTGCCGGTCCTGCGCGGCGTACTTCATCCCGCGCTTCAAGCAGCTGCGCTGGCCGAAGACGGCCAGCCCCGCGCAGGCCAAGCAGGCCGCAACGCTGGAATGTCCGCGCTGCGGCGCGCAGCACCTGGAGACCGACAAGGTCTGGATGAATGCCCGGGGCGCGATGGTTGCACCCGGCCAGCAGGTGACGCTCAAGGACGACGCGGCGCATGTCACGGGCGCGCCGGCAGACAGCGCCACGCTGTCGATGTGGACCTCTGGGCTCTGCTCGCCCTTCGTGACCTGGGGCCAGCGGGCGGAGACCTATCTCACGGCGCTGCATTCCGAGGATCATGGCCGCATCCAGACGGCGATGAACGCAGGCTTTGGCGAATGCCATGCCATGACCGCCTCGGGGGATGTGCCGGACTGGCAGGAGATCCTGGAGCGGCGCCAGCCCTACCGGCCCGGGGATGTGCCCGCGGGTGGGCTGCGGCTCGTGATGGGTGTGGATGTGCAGAAGTTCAGCCTTGTCTATGTGATCCGGGCCTTTGGCGCGCGGGGGACATCGTGGTTGATCGACAATGGCCAGCTCTACGGTCCGACGGAGGACGATGACGTGTGGTCGGCCCTGGCCGATCTGATGCTGACACAGGTGGGTGGGCTGCAGATCGAGAAAGTGTTCATCGACTCAGGCTTCCGGCCGGACAAGCCGGAGCTGGGCAATGAGCACAAGGTCTACGAGTTCTGCCGCCGCTACAGCTGGCTCTGTTCGCCCACCAAGGGGCGGGATCAGCAGAGCCCGCCCTACCGAGTGTCAAAGATCGAGGTGAAGCCGGACGGGAAAAAGGCGCTCTATTCGATCGATCTGGTGACGCTTTCGACCGACTTCTTCAAGTCGCTGGTGATGTCGCGCATCCGCACGCCGGCGGATCAGCCGGGGGCGTTTCATGTGCATGAGGCGATTACGGAGGAGTATTGCAAGCAGCTGACCTCGGAGGCCCGGGTGGTGATCGAGGGCAAGCCAGTTTGGGTGAAACGGTCGCGTCACAACCACTATCTCGACTGCGAGGCGCTGTGTGCCGCGATCGGCTACACGATGAATGTGCAGCGCATTCCCGAGGGGGTGGAGCGGGCCCCGAAGCGCGAGGCGGCGATGCCTGGCGCACATGATCAGGCGCAGGTGGGTGGCGGGGATGCTGAAACGCCGCCGCCAACATCGCGCTGTTCCCCAGCCCGCGGAGGCGGCGGCGCGCTGCGGGCGCGATTTGCGCGCCACGGCAGCAGACTGAACAAATAGCTGCGAAGACGGAACAGGGAAGGTGTAATAAGGATCGTGCAGCGCGGCGGATTACCGCGCGAGGTGGCAACGCACCGAGTGGCGGCAATGACCATTGAGAAAAAGGTTGGGGGCGCTGCCTGTGCCCGTGTCGATGCGCGCGCCAACAACACAGCGACAAAAGCGAATGCAGGCGCGGTTCGTCACGAGTCTCGCTCTACGATACGACGTAAAGCCCAGACGAGGCGCAGATCGCAATAACGATGAATATTGTTTGAGGTATCTGATGCGCCGCCACCGACCCCTCGGTTGCCCAGGAAAGTCGAGGTGACGGCGCGCGGCTGGCGCGGAGCAGCCACGCTCAAGCCGAAGCGCCTCCTATAAGGTCAATTGCACATGCTTCAAAGGTTCAAATCTCTCCTTGCAGAGGCGATACCGCTTGCCCGGCCACAAGGGCCCACCTCTCGGCCCCGCCCCTCGGGCAAATACATGCGCGGCGGTCGGGGTGTGACCTTTGCGGGGTGGAAGCCTGCACTTCGGGAGGCGCAGGACGATATTGGCGAGGCCTGGGATGATGCGGCGGCACGGGTCAAGGATCTGCTGCACAACAGCGGCTGGCTGGCCGGCGCCATGGAGCAATGTGTGGCCAATACCGTGGGCACGG